TATTCATCGTAGCGTTTCCAAAAAGCCTCTTGGTCTTGGGAAACTCGCATATTGTCCTCGACGTGCTTTTTCAGAAGAATTACCGCATCTTCTTGGGATTCTTGCACCCTTGCAATCTTGAAATCAATCTCGGTGGTATCCGTCAGCGTGTCCTGCATCACACGGCAGGCATCAAGTACCGCATCCTTATCCGCCATAAGCGTATTAAATACCGCAATAAAAGCATCTTTGATTTCTTGCTCTGTAAGGTGGGGTGTTTCACATCGGCGGTTTTTATCTGCGTATTTATGATTGCACCTGTATATGACCTTGCGGTATTTATCTGTAGAGTGCCATACCTTTGAGCCGAAAAACTCACCGCAATCCCCGCAAATAATACGGGAGGCAAAAATGGTGTTTCCGCTATAATTGCCTTTGACACCTTTGCGCCTTGCCATTTCCGCTTGCACTACCTCGAACTCTCTCGGCAGAATAATCGGTTCGTGGCTATCCTCGATATAGTATTGAGGCACTTCGCCCTCGTTGGTTTTCATCTTTTTCGTAAGGAAATCCACTGTAAAGGTTTTCTGCAAAAGGGCTGCGCCTTTATACTTTTCGTTTGTAAGAATACTCTCGATGGTGCTTGCTTTCCACACCGCCTTTTGCCTTGGCGTGGGAATACCGCTTTCGGTAAGAATGCTTGCTATCGCATACGGCGTTTTGCCGTCAAGGAACATTGAATAAATAAGGCGGATAATGTTTGCCTCTTCGGGGACTATCTTGGGAAGCCCATCCTCGCCCTTTTCGTAGCCAAGGAAGGATTTATAAGGCAGGTACACTTTGCCGTCTGCGAAGAATTTACGCTTGCCCCACGTTATGTTTTCCGAAATGCTACGGCTCTCTTCCTGTGCCAAGGAACTCATAATCGTGATAAGCAACTCGCCCTTGCTATCGAGGGTATAAATATTTTCCTTTTCAAAGTAGACCTCGATGCCTTTTTCCTTGAGCTTACGCACTGTGATAAGGCTATCAACAGTATTGCGGGCAAAACGGCTGACCGACTTTGTGATGATAAGGTCAATCTTGCCTGCGAGGGCATCCTCAATCATCTCATTAAAGCCGTCTCTGTGCTTGGTGTTCGTTCCAGTTATACCTTCATCAGTATAAACCTTGACAAACTCCCAATCGGGTCGGCTTTGGATGTATTTGGTGTAGTAATCCACCTGTGCCTCAGAAGAGGTAACTTGCTCTTCGCTATTGGTGGAAACACGTGCATAAGCCGCCACTCTGCGTTGGCGCCTACTTGTCTTTGAAACACCTGTGTGAAAATCCCTTGTGGCGGGAATAACTGTAACCTTTGCCATTTTAACCTCCGTTTTGTCTTAACGCCCTCTGCCTTGCAATCTCCCGCATTTCGGGAGTCCACGATGCCGAGCGTGATTTGTACTGCCATTTCTTTTCAATCGTTCTGCCGTCCGTCATTAAAAACACCAAATTTCTATCAAAAACAGTGATTTGCGCCACGTTTTTATAAATAAAATCGGCGTTGAAACTGTCCCAACCGAAAATCTCACAACAAAGTGCCTCAAGCGTATCGTTGCGAATTTGCTTTGCCTTTTCGCACCCGGCACGTCCACGCTCAAGGTAATGGTGGCAATGCCAAATGGTGCGGGCATTGTTTTTTGCCCTTTTAACATACCCACCGCAGTAACCGCAAACCATCTTTTTTGAAAAGGGTGATTCGCTTGCTTCTGTAGTAGATGTGTAATACTCCGTGGCGGCATCGAGCTTTTGGTTGGCTATCTGAAAGGTAGTCAAATCCACGATTGCAGGGTGCGTGTCCTCGACGTAATACATCGGCAACTCTCCTCGGTTGATTTTCTTCTTCTTTTCGAGGTGGTTATTACTGAATGTTTTTTGCAATAGTGCGTTGCCCGTGTATTTTTCGTTGCGGAGCATAGCACGGAGTTTTTTGCTCGTCCACTCACCGCTTTCAATCGGCGGCACTCCGCTTTCGTTAAGCCAATGCGCTATTTCCGCCAAGGTCGAGCCGTCTACGAACCTTGAAAACACCTCACGCACTATTGTTGCATTGGCTTCGTGAACGCTGACTTTGCCTTTAACGATGATGTAACCGAAAAGGTATCGGAAGTTCATAAGCTCTCCCGCCTCAAAGCCTTTGCGGATACGCCACTTTGCATTTTCGCTTGCGGAAAGGCTCTCTTCCTGTGCGTAGGATGCAAGGATTGTAAGCATAAGCTCTCCGTCTGCGGAAAGGGTATGGATGTTCTGTTCTTCAAAGAAAATATCCACGCCAAGCGCCTTGAACTCGCGCACTGTTTGCAAAAGCGTAATCGTGTTGCGGGCGAAACGGCTGATTGACTTTGTAACAATCAAATCGATATTGCCTTTTCGGCATTCTTCAAGCATAGCTTGAAACTGCACTCGGTTTTCCTTCGTTCCCGTAAAAGCCTCATCTGCGTATATGCCACAAAACTTCCAATCCACGTGGGAGGCTATCATTTTTTGATAATAACTGACCTGTGCTGAAAGCGAGTGTAGCATTGCATCCTTACCACTTGAAACACGTGCGTAGGCGCATACTCGAAGGCGTTTGATTTCGGTTGCCCTTACGGGCGTAACGTCCTTTATTTCTCGCATATTTACCTCCTTTTTGGTATGTGTATATTACCTCTAAAAGAGTTATATATCAAGTCATATTTCGATAAATTGAGGAACTATTTATAGAGAATTTTTCGCACATTTTTTGTTCAATAAGCCCGTATTCTTCGGGGGTGATAATTCCTCGTTTTAGCATATCGTCCGCCATACTCATAGCGAGCTTATACATTAAAATGTTCTGGTAATTTTCCATTCTTCCTCCTTGCCTCCGCATAGCAATCACGGGAACAATAAACCCTGTGGTCGTTACCATAAGCCGTGAATTTCTTTCCGCACCACGGGCAAATAAAATCATAAAAGGCTTTACGCTTTACCAAGTGCAGGTGCGAGTTCCACCACTTTTGTCGGCAAGTCCCGGAGCAAAATCGCCTCGGCTTTATATGCGGTACAGTGGGCAACTCTGCACCACATTCAAGGCACACGCCCTCGGTGCTTTCCTTACGCTTTATTTCCGTTCTGCGTAAAAATGTTTTTATCGTTCCTGCGGGAATACCTATGGCTTCCGCTATTTTACCTACGCTCATCCCTTGATTTTTAAGGGCTATGATTCGTTCTTTTTCTGTATTGGTCATCTATACCACCTCCACCTAAAAGCCACGGCAGAGCGAAAAAGTGAAGGTTTAACGCAAAAAAATAAAGCCTACCTCGGAAAAATCCAAGATAGGCTTCATATTGCTTATTCAGTTTTTACTTCTCATCGTTCTTGGTGAGTTGCTTGATAATCTGATTCGTACCCGTTGCCGTAAGACCGCTTGCGCCACCAATGACGATAGCCACAAGCACGTTGTCCGCAGGGACGATGGTCGGAATCAAGAAGAAGCAAACGACACCGCAAACAATACCGAGAGCCGTTGCGATAAGCGGAATAAAACGCTTGAATGTTTCGTTATCGCCAACAGTATATTTGATGAGGTTAATAACCCAATAAACCACTGCTGCAATAGCGGGTACGCTGATAAGTTCAAGATACTGTTCCATAAATGTTTACCTCCGTTATTTTTTGGAATTCTGTTCAAGTAAGAACTCATAGAGTTCTTGGTCTGCTTTTTTATAAGCCTCGATAGCCTCTTTCATCTCGCCGTTGGTCTTGCCGTCACGGATTGCAATGGCATCCGCATAGGTCAGTTTACCAACCGCATCAATGGTTTTGAGGATGAGGATATTTTCCTTTGCAAATACCGCATCACGTTCCTTTTCCTCTTTTTCACGCCTATCAAAATAGCGTTTCAAAAAGAAAAGCACCATACCGCTGATGATGCTTGCGCAAATACTTATAATTGTTGCTGCCATAATACCTCCTTACGCCGTGCGTTTCCAGAAATAGCAAGTAATGTACGGAGGCATATTGTTATGTGCCATACCGCCACCCGTTTCTGTGGTTTCAACATCCATCGTTCCGACAGAGAGTACGTTTGTTTGATTGCCTTGGATACGCGCCCGTAAGCCCTCTCCGTCTGTCGGAATAGTAGCCGTATGCGTATGCGCAGGGATTTCCTCTGTTGTAAGCGTGTGTTCTTTCTCACCGCCTATCTGCTCGGCCACCGCAATATCCGTATCGTTTTCATCAACACCGATAAGCATTCTGCCGTTGCCCCATCTCTCCCAAGTCCCACCGATGGTAGTACTGGGATTTTCTGCCGTGGTCGTAATTTTAATCGAACCTACAGGATAGGCAAAGTTCAAAATGTCCGCCTGCGTAATGCCAACGCCAAGATATGGCAAGGTAGCCCAGTTAGAACTACCATTGCCAATCTTCATTTTACCCGTGTCAAGTTCGATGCCGAGTTCACCACGGAGCAGAACGGGATTCACAAGTAGCCAATTTGCAGCGGTATCGTTCCTCTGTTGCACTTTGGAATTAATCGTTCTCTCCGCCATAACTTACCTCCCTTAAGCGTTGCCGCCGTTGATAATAAAGCTATCGGTTTCGTGCAGAACAGTTGCGCCGTCAGAGAGTTCCTTCGAGGTTTTCTTTACGAAATTTGCCTCAAAGTTTGCGGTATCTCTCGCCTCGGTGTAGTAAAGGTTTTCACCCTCACTAACGTCCGTAGTGGAAAGCACCACATCACCGACCTTGCCGTTTACCGAATGAACCTTACAATCCGGGGATTTGAGTTCAAGCCAGTTGGTGCGGTCAGTTGCGGGAGTCTGCTTGAGGATGTAGGACTTGTTCTCGTCCGCACGGATGGCAATATCACCACGCTGTGCATCGAGAGCAAGCATTTCAGCCTCATCCGCTACGGCGTGAGTGTCGGTAATTGCAAGAGGCGGAAGAACGGCATCGGAAATTTTACCATTTGCGCCGACCTCTACAAGGTTACCAACCTCCTCACCGACATTTCTTGCTGCCGCCGTGCCTGCATCGGTAATCTTTGCAAGCGTGAGCGCGGGAATGTCATCGGGAGTGAGAAGCTCGGTTTTGGTGATGAGGCCCTTTTCGTTTACCGTTACCTTGGTAAA